CGGATAGATTAATGGCGCCATCTGGAACGGCCAACCAATAATAATCGGGTTCGTCGCTAAAAATGAGTTGTGCCGGCTCGGCCACATCTAAAATGCCCGCCAAGGTTCTTCTTACAAGGTTCAAATCATCAGCTACAACTACAAATTCCACTTCAATCCTTTTCTCTTTGTATCGGTAGGAATCGTAGATTGCGCCGTTTCGTTTTGGGATAGTGTAAATGTTGTTGATTCTTTCTGGCAGAATGCCGCGGTTCACACTTACTGCACTGAGAATCTGCGTTAAATCTTCGCCGTTAAAGGTGATATTCATTTTTTCATCTTCCTTTCACATGTATAAAAAAAGCATAGGGATTGTGCCCCTATGCTCGTATTCCTGCTATTCTGTTGTTTCTTACTTTGAACTTATCCAATTCTGCTTGGGTAAATTCGGCAGTAGCCCTAGCCACTTCTCTCCCATCAATATTAACCGGTAACTCAAACAGATAGGTTATGAACCCAGATTCTGTAGTGCTTTGTGGTTTTTCTGCATAGAAGTTCGTGCCACCAACCGGTATGTTGCTTGCCAAGTTGTATTCGTAGCTCTTGCCTAATCCGCCCAGGGCTTTGTTCAGCGCTTGTTGCGGTACGTCGGATTCATCTTCAATACCTGCACCGATACCGGCAGGAATCATTTTCCCTACTTCTTTCTTCATTACTCGTGAAGGGGAGTGAATGCCTAGTTTTTCTTTCGCCCAATCCAGTGCACCATCTGCTACGCCTCCAATGGCATCTAATACCAAGCTGGCACCAGCAGAAATACCTTTGGCGATACCAGAAACGATATCCGAACCAAGAGAAAGCCAATCCGTTTCCGTGATTTTTCCCCATAGCTGAGTGAGCAAATCCGCACCTGCTACCAGTAATGCAGGGATACCTCTAATTACACCAGCCGCTAGTTCCCCAACCAACTCAAGCCCTTTTTGGAGGATTGTTGGAAGGTTTTTAGCTATCGTGCCAGCCATCGAGGAAATCAGCTCTACAGCACTTGAAATCAAAGCAGGTAAATTACCCAGAACCCCATCTACCAAGGAACGTACAATCTGAATACCGCCCTCTAAAATCATCGGTAAACTTGATACCAAGGTATCGAACACCGAACTCATAAGGAGTGTGGCTGTTTTCAATAAGCCGGGCAAAGCATTTACAATTCCATCAACCAAGGAAAGAAGGATATTGATACCCGATTCAATGATTTGCGGTAGGTAAGTTGCTAAAGTTGAAGTGAAGTTCATTACAATGGCTTGAATTGCCCCTAGAATCAAAGGTAGATTTTGAACAATTCCGTCAATCAACCCCTGTAAAACGCTCATACCAGCCAATATCAGTTGAGGTATCATGGTTACAATCGAATTAATGATTGCAGTAATCATGTGAACCCCTTGTGCTATCAGTTGAGGTAAAGAAACGATAACGCCCTGAATGATGGAGTTGATAATATCCATCCCGCCCTGCATGAGAACAGGGAAGTTGGCTGTAAACACCTGCATCAAAAGAATAAGCATGTTGGCGCCAGAAGCAATCAGCATAGGAATCTGTGAAACAATCCCACCAATCAACTCTTGGATAATCCTCGGCCCTTCTGTGATGGCTAAGTTCGCCATTTGGTTGATTTGTTCGCCAAATTGGTTGTAAATCATGCCCATACCAATCAGTACAGCACCCAATAGCAGTGCAGGAGCCAATGCTTGAAGCCCCAGCATCACTACCTTGCCAAGAGCGCCTGTAATCTTACCAATGGCACCTTCTACCACGCTACCTGTTACCCCTAGTAGTTTTCCGCCAAGAGCACTGAATTGCCCTACAAAAGAACCCATCTTGCCGATTATTGTTCCAAAGATGCTCCCAAACTTACCACCAAATGTTGCAATGGCGCCTGTGATTCCGGCAAAGTTGGCACCAATAACAGCACCCATTGAAGCCAGCGGGCCAGATAGGAATACGGCCGCCGCAATGCCTCCAATCGCTGCAATAGCTGTTTGAATCTGAGGGAACTTACTTGCCAAATCCCCTACCTTACCTGCGATACCACCAATCATATTTCCAATGGCGGCAAAATCACCTGTTGCCAATGCCGTAGCAAATTCAGCTACTTTTGGCGTGATAGCAACCATGAGTTCGGTAATCTTCTGCATAGCGCCAATGAGTGGTTCCATGAATGGCACACCTGCCGCGGCTATCAAATCCACAAATGATTTTTTCAGGTTGGCCAGTACGTTGGCATAGCCATCCCCTTCTTCGGCGGCTTGCCCTGTTACATTGGCTTGTTCATATACGTGTTCCGCATAGTTCAAGCGCATTTCTTGTTTCTGGGCTTCCGTCAAACCGTCCATGGATACGCCATAGTTATCTGTAACCCATGCCGCAATCTCGGTTTGGCTTGCGTACAGCCCAATGGCATCCCCTGCTTCTGTGTTCCCAGCCAACCATGATTGCATGTTGCCGTTCACATCTTCAACAGATTTATCGTAGAATGCCGCGCCATCTGCCGCCATTGTGAATGAACGGTTGGCCAGTTTCATAGATTCCTCTGAGCTGTAACCCAATCCCAAGAACTTGGAACTGATACTGGTAAACAGAGGCGCAATCCGGCTTGGCAGGATATTGAAATCCTTACTCATGCCACCAATCATGCTCTTGGCTTCACCTTGTAAATCGCCAAATGTTTGGCTGAACTGTGCTTCCATCGCAATAGCCCCACCGGCTGCCTCGGCTATCTGTGCCCCAAAACCAAAAGCGGATTTCAGTACATAGGCGCCTGCTGCCACCTTGGCAAAGGTATTGAGGAAGGTGCTCTGGATATTACCGGCTGTGCTGCTTGCGCCACCCTCCATACCCCCAAAGCTACTTTTTACACCTGATAGGGCGGAACCAACAGAGGTTTTCACACCACTCATGGCTGTTTTAAAACTGGATAAATCAGCATCTATCTTAACCGCTACTAATTTTTCGCTCATTATATGTATTCTCCTTTCTAAAAAAATCTAAAAAAAACACACACCAATACCGGTGTGTGCTACATGTTCCTTAAATAATCCAATTCACTTTGCTTCTTGCCACCATCGATAGTGCCCACTCGTTGTTTTGGTTGGTTGGATTTATCTTCTTCAAACATCTTCACTTGTTTTTTGTTCATCACATTGTTATAGCCAACCGATACGGCTCTTGCCATAAGTGTGTAATGCAACTTATCCAGTTCTGATTTTTGGTTTACCAAATACCCTACTTCACCAATCGTGAGCTTATCCATGTATTTTGGCGTTAAGCCAAGGATATTTACTACATGGTTCAACAGTTCCAGTTCATCGATAAAGCCAAGCTTATTTACTGGGCGGAACCACTTTGTTGAATGCCAACTCCATGGCTTTCCCAATACTTGCTGATAAGGATTCAATACCTTCATTTTCAATCACGGAATCCATGATATCCCCTGCGGTTTCCTGCGTCAGTTTTTTATCTTCCCATTTCAGGGCAACGTAGAACATGGTTCTTAAATCCTTCATGCTGAAATTCTCCATATCCATATTGGTTACTGGTTTCCCGAGTAATTCTTCCAATTCAACCATTTGGTTAATTCCATACTTCAGGTTTCTTGCTTTATCTGCTTGAATCATCACCGTTTTTGCCATTTAATAAATCTCCTTTTTGTGTGTTATTGGGTTAAATCAGCCAAGGGGTATTAAACCCCTGTAACTGCTGTTAGTGCGCCTGTACCTTGCAAGGTTACAGAATAAGTAGCTGTATCATCGTATGGGTATTCCAAAGGGAAATCCGTGATAAGTACATTACCTTTGTAGCCGTCGCCACCGGCATCTACCAAGGAAACCTCAATAGCTGTGCCTGCGTTGTAAGCCGTTTTCAGTGCTGTGAAGGATGTATCTGTATCCGGCAGTAAGCCATCACAATCAATACTCCATTCTTTGAAAGAAGCTACGAACTCTTTCCAACCACCAGTAGTTTTGGAAGTTGTTTCGATTGTTTCTGTTGATTGATTCAAAGTTGCTCCTCGTTGTCCACCCAAGAACACTGTGCCAACCTTCAATTGAACATCTACGCCACGTTGTGCCATATTATTTTACTCCTTTATTAGTGTGATTTCGTACTCCACAATCCAGTGAAAGATTGTAAAATCCGTTTCAAGTTCTTTCTTGCTGTCCATTAGTACCAATTTCAGGAAATCAATCCTGTGCCCACTTACCGCCAATTCATTTTCAATTTGTGATTGAACGTATGCTTTCATCTGTTTGGATTCCAAGCTAGAGGTTCCTCCACTATATATATGAATCGTTATCAGGTGTTTTGTGCGGCTATATGTTTTGGTGTCGCTCGTTACAATGCTTTCCTCACCCAATAAGATGTAGGGAAACACAGCCTCAGCAGGCACCACTTCATAGCAGGGGTAGGAAGTGAGAACTGAATAGATACCCTTTGCCAATGCTTCTGAACTATCCATCAATTATCAATCCCCCTTACTATTTTTTTCATACCTTCAATAAAAGGTTCCTCATTCTTAAAAGCGGCAGGTTTCATATACGGCTGTGCCGGTGATTTGCTTGTGCCATCCTCTACCCATTCAGCGTATTCAACGTTGGTGCCAATTTCAGCAGCCAGCCCATCTTGCTCAATATCAGTATTAATGGAAGCCCTCAACCTCCCTGTATCTACAGGTGCCAACCGTTTGGCGTCCGCCTCAATCTTGTATGCTGTTTCCTTTACCAATTCCTGTGCTTTGTCAATTGTTTCTTCGGTTACGCCTGTTACCCATTTCTCCCACATGTTCAAACCCTTTATGGTTACTTTCATAGCGATTTCTCCAATAGGTAAGCTTTGATTGCTTGGTTAGTTGAAGCGGATTTCACCGTGTAATCCTTGCCACCTACCACCACTTTGAAGCCAATGCTCATTTCTGGCACATTCGCTTTTGTGAATAGTTTCAGTGGGTTCTTCAGCTCAATACCATAATCCTTGGTTGCTTTAACCGCATCTAGTACAACGATATGGCAAACAATGAGAGCGGTATCAGCTGTGGAATACACCCAACCGCCCATGCCATCAGAAACCTTGCTTTGTGTTTTGATTTCAGCCCTATCCGCAAATCTCATAGGAATCGCACCCTTTTACTGGAAACTACCTTGTTCTGCTTCACCCAAATATCCAAATGGGAATAATAATTCACCACGGTATCTTCTGAAGTGTAGGTTGAGCTGTTTCCTTCAAGGTTTTGTGCGCTCATTCCTTCTGAACCCATGCGGTTGAACCGTGCAATAGTGGCTTCCACCACTACCCAATTCAATGCTTCAGGCACCATTGTTTCGCCAATATAGGAGCATACAGAAGAACCTGCCCTGCTCATTAAATCCAAGAGCAACACATCTTGTTCCGTATCAAATTCTGAAAGAGATAAGGAGCGCTTAATTTCAGCCAAATTACTCATTTGTTATTCGTTCACATCCTTAAAAAGAAAGGGAGCCAAAGCCCCCTGATTCTTATGCTAATGCTCTCTTGATGTACACCAATTTTGAAGCATCTGCGATATATACGGCATGGATTTTATCTGTGAAGATAGAAGTTGATTTGGTAGAAGCATCACGTTCTGGCTCCACATCAACATCTTTTTGCACGATTTCTTTGATAGCGCCTGTTTGAACCAAAGCAGCTTCACCGGCAGGAATGCGTGAACTCATGATAATACCTGCACCATAAACAGTTCCTTGCAATTCAGTGTTATCTGTTGGTTTGATGTCAGCTTGCAAGCCGGCATAATCAGCAGGATTCACAATCAAGTAGTAAGGTGCATCTTCAATGGCTTCACCCATCGTGCCTACAGCTGTTAATACTGTTGCACCGTCAATTTTTCCGCCAACCTTAGCGTACTCAACAAAGAAAGTTGAAGCTTTCAATAGGGTAGCTACTTTTGCTTCCATTTTCCCTTCGATAGCAGCAACCGTTTGGTTTTGTGCGTTCCCGATAGGGTTACCGAATTTTTGGCGCATTTCTTCATCGTTCAATTTCACACCTTTAGCGATTTTCTCGAACGTTACAGGTGTTTTAGTTTGAATCAAATCAGTAACTGGAATGGCTACGCCTGCGCCAACTACTGTTGCATCTCCCACATATTCATTGGTTACCAATTGGAAAGTACCAACTTGTAAGCCCTCTGCTGATTCTGTTTCTACGAACTGGTGTAATTTTTTGCGTCCACCCAATTGTGCTTCTACGCCTGCTTTGAATAGCTCTACATTAATTAGTGTTTGTACCATGTTGTTCTATCTCCGTTTCTTATTGTAATTTTTTTAACAAATCGCTATCTGCCGCAATCATCGCTTCTTGTTCCTTGAAAGGAAGCTTGAAGAAATCTGCTTTGGATAACGCTGAGTTCTGAGTATTTGTTTCTGTAGTTTTTGGTGTTTTTCCGGCTAACCGTTCGTCCACCATTTCCTGTAGCTTGGTATCCCATAAGCTCTTAAATTCACCAATATTTGCTTTGGTAGCTTCTTCATCTGCCCCTAATAGGAACCCAACAAAATCAGCCGGCAAACCTTGTGCATTCAATTCTTTCATCGTTACGGCTTCCAGTTTTGTTCTTAAAAACTCGGCACGTTCGGATTCGAATGCTTCACGCTCTGTTTGTAGTTGCGCTTTGAATTTCTCTTCTTCACTCATGCTTGCTTCTTTGGCAATGCGTTCAGTTTCGAATTTCAACTTATCGTTGTATTCCTTTTCCTTTTTGCTTAATGCCGAATTTACCCTCTTATCGGATTCCTTCTGCAATAACGCCTGCATTTCTTCCTCTGTATATGTTTTTGGCTCAGTGCCTACAATTGGTTCTAGTTCTTCGTTTTCCATTATTTCTTTCTCCTATCCCCCACGATTCAGTTAAGCCCCATGGATTATATTTGTTAGTGGGAAATTGATTCCCTAAAGGTTTATATAATCGCCTACCACAACTATTCTTTTATGTAGGTGTCGAACCACTCTTGGTACTTCATATCCCCACGTACATGGATATTCTTGCCATCAGCATCCCTTGCAATCCGTGAACTGCCGGCCAAATGCTTTTCATCAAAGTAAGGAGCGGCACAACTGCGGCAGTTCGGATGGAATGGCGGCAAGGTATCGCCCACAACAGCATCTTTCAGCTGCACCACATCCCCATCCTTCTTTTGGCAGATGGAAGAGGTGCGGTTGTCCAAGGTTGCAATCAAATAGAACGCATCAAGGAAATCAGTATCCTCGTAGCCCTTTATGGTTGCTTGGTTCACAACTTTGGCTGTTTCGGTTCTGATAATCCTCAATGCGTTCTTGTAGTTGGAATCCATTTCTGTAGCAAGATTCCTTGCCATCTTCTGATTGGATTCACCTCTGATAATGCCGTCCGTTATCGTTTTTCTAAGATTCTTCACTAGCAGGGTGCGATTATCCCAAATGGCATCCGAAAACATCACGCCCCTTAATGGATAAGTGATAGCTTCCACCACTGCTGTTGTTTGCAACATGTTGAAATTAATACCCACGCCAATCCCTTTGGATAGCTCGTACCCTGTTTGGTAGTAGGTATTCGTGTATTGCTGCTCCAATGATTCTTCCATGGTGATTTGTTGGCTGTAGCCCAAACTCAATAGCTCGGCATCTAGGCGGTAGTTCAACGCCTGCAACCGATTCAGTTTCTTGGCATCCTTCATGAGTTGAATCTGCTTCTGGATTGCCTCGGTGGGTGCTTGGCTGTACAGCCGCTCCATGGTGGCTTTGTAATCGGATATCTCTACCTGATTCAACTGTTTGATAGTGTCCGTGTAGGAGAGCTTGTTATCCTTGCCATACTGCATGTAGAAATCCAACACCTCTTTACGGACGGCCGTTTTTGAAGTGGTGAACTGCTCGGCAAGGGCTTTCTCAACAGCGCCTTCCTTTTTCCACTTGGCTTCCACTATCTCCAAGCTTCTTTTTTCCCAATAATCATAATTGTTCAGGTTCTTGTATTCCCCTGTTGCCATTCACTACCACCTACTCTTCTATTGTTTCGGCTTGTGTTTCAAAATCGTACAAGGGCAGGGAATCCGCTTGCTGTTGCGCCAATTTCTTCAATTCCTCAGCCACATCTTCAACGCATGAAAGGTTAGAGAGAATGGTTTCATCTGATAGAATCCCACGCACTTGTACAGCCCATTGTGCTTCCTCAATCAGGTTCACTGGAATGTTACGTGTGAATACAAAGGTGATATCCGTAAACAGGTATTCACTGTTGGTGCTCGTTTTTAGGTTCAATACATGGGTGAACAGTTGGATTCTGCGCTCCAATCCTTCACTGAAATAGTTCTCCTTGATTGCCACACGTTGCTCCAAATTGAACATCTTCATGCGGATAGCAATGCCGGATAGGTTGGAACCGAATGCTTCACTGTTCAAATCGGGTACACCTGAAATCTGCACAATCTTCTCTTCCAAGCGGTTCTTGTAGTTCTCAATGTTCATATCCGATTCTGATTTGGTGAGCCAAGAAACCTCTCCATCTTTATCCTCGAACTGAATCACACGGTTCTGCTTCATATCAAGCAGCTCTTCTTCTGATTCCAATTCCAATCCTTTGATAATCATGTAGCTATCAGAGAAGTAATCCAAATCGTTGGCTGTGTTGGATACCGCCAAGTTGTAGGCATCTTCCAAATCAATAATCTTCTCAAAATCGCCCACCATATCAGAGTTGTTAATGAATTGGTTCACTGGCACGGCTTTGAATGGGTGCTCGCTGCGTTCCTTCTCCTGAATGCCGGTTGTGGTGAACAGATAGGTTACAATCTCCGAACTGGTGTACAAGTAAGCCACCGTATCCGTTTTATTTGTCACGTAATTAGTGGTGTACAGGAAGCGGACAGCGGCAAGGATATTTTCTTCAATCGTTGTATCGTAAATCAAAAACACATCGGTTGGGCTAACATGCCGGAAACAGATTTTGGAAGCTTCATTCATGTACAACAGCTCATAGCCAACCCCTGTGATAGATACATCTTTTGCCACTCGTTGGTTGTGGGTTTCTTCATGGTTCCTATCTAGTACCGGTTGGATGGCGTCCATCAACTTATCATTGTTTGAGGTTTGGTAGTTCACTGGTTTGCCTAAAAAGTAGCCGTTTACCGTATCCGTGATATAACCACTGAAGTTGGTATCAATGCGGTTGTTGGGCTTGCTGGTATCGCTCATGGTGCGTTTTTTGATATCGGAATTGCCATCATAGTAGCGTTTCAGGCGTTCCAATCGAGGGATTTCCTCTGCTCGGTACTTGGCAATTAATGCTTTAATTGATTCAGGTGTGATGGCTTCCATCCCTGATAGTTTGTATTTTTCCATTATTCAATCTCCTTTTTTTATAATCCAAATGAACCCTTTGAAACCTTGTAGCTGCTCTTCTTGCTGAAGCTCTCCATGGAGTACCTAAACGCATCAATTACATGGTTATAGGCGTCCACTGGTGTGTTCAGATACAGCCCTGAAGCTTTATCCTTCTTGTAGGAATATGATTCCATTTCACTGATAAAGAACTTGCAGGATGGGTGGATAATGATTTCAAATTGTTGCAGGAACTGAATCCCTTGATTGATACTGCCCGAACCTTTGGCGGCAGCTTTTATTCTGCGGATACCGTACTCTCGGATTTCATCAATGGATTTCTTCTCTGCGGAATCGGCCACAATCGTTTCTTTGCCGTATCCTTTGAAATTAATAGTGTCGGCTATCTTGTTATTGGTAAGCCCATGCTCGTACACTTCATCAAAGAAGTAGATTTTGCGGTTGGTTAAATCCACCAAGGAACACGCCATGGTGGTAGCATCATTTATGTACCCAAAATCCATCCCAAAAGCAGATTTCAGATTAGGGATTTTGCTCATGATTTCGTTCTTGTCGAACTGCTGCACGTGCCAGTTGTCGAACACTCGCTTACCAGTTATGCCCCAACCTCCCAATACATAAATCTGATAGTAGAGTGGGTTCGTTACCCTGTAGGATTCCAAGGAGGCAATGTATTCTTTCGGCAGGAAGCGATTATCCTTATAGGTGGTGTGAATGATTAAGGTGTTTGCAGGTGTGCCTCTATCAAAGAAGTAGGCATGTACCCAATTCAGTTTCGATACAGGGTTGAACATCAGGTGGATTTGTTGATTAGGAGCTTTGGAACGTAGCCGCAAATTGAGCTGTGAGAAATCATCCTGTGATATCTCGGTGGCTTCCTCAATCACAATATCGTCAATACCTGCGATAGATTTGATTTTCTCGGAATCGTCCAACCCCTTACCAAATATCCGGCTACCGTTCGGGAACTTAATGGTGAGTGCATAGTAGGAAACATCGCATAGGTGCAATAAGCCCATCTTGTTCAGTTCATCGATTGCCAACTGGAAGAGGGAATCCTTAATGGTGGCTTGTACTTTGCGTGTGAACAGGATAGTTCTATTGGGGTGCTTCAAAGCTTTGAGGATAATCTTCTGGATAACAAAGTGCGATTTGCCAGAACCGGCCCCGCCCCAGCACACATTGAACCGTTCTTCATTGTTCAACATAGGCAGATAGGGTTTATTGAAGTAGCTCATATCAAGATTTACTTGTATATCGGGCAATGTGTTTTCTCCTTTCTCTACAGGTGTGTGATTCTCATTACATATATGATTCAGTAGCACATGGAGAAAAAGGGCACAAAAAAAAGAACCACCCCTTCACTCAGGATGATTCTCAGGCGATTTCAGATTGATTTGCGGGTAGTTGTCGGCTTCGTGTTACAGAATTTGATTCAGGATAGCACTGGCAAAGCGTTGTGCGGTACCTTTACCTAGTTTTAGTTCATGGGAGCGGTTCTTGGTTACCACTTCTACTTCACCCAGCAAGTAGCCCATATCCACATTTACCTCTTCGATAGAGCGGAATGGAACAGAAATCAGCACCTTCTTCGATTTCAGGGAAGCACCGTATGTGTAGTTGGCTTCCACATAGAAGAACCGCTTATTGGTGACACATGCCCAATCTGCCCAATACTGCTCTGCCATGATAATATGCTCACCCTCCAACAGGTACTTGCCGGCTTCCTTTTCAAACTTGATTGCATTGTTTGTGTCAACCGCCTCTGTGGCTTTAGCGGATAAATCCTTGGCTTGCTCGGCAAACCCCTTCATGTTATCTTTCACGTTATCGAATAATCCCATTTTAGTTTCCTCTTTCCTGTTGGTGTTCCTGTTCCTCTTCCAGTGCGGTTGCCTGCTCCATCAATTCTAAATCCTTACGTTGCGACAGTGCCCTATATAATGTACCCTGTGATATGCCGGTTAGGCGTAGGATTTCAGCTACCGTATAACAACCGGAATCGTGCATGCTCAGTGCTTGCTCTACCTTGTTGGCATCCGCTTTAGGGCGCCCAAGTACCTTGCCACGCTTCTTGGAAGCCGTCAAACCTTCCTGTACACGCTGTACCAGTAAATCCCTTTCCAGTTGAGCCATTACAGCGAACATGCCCACCATAGCTTTACCAGAAGGTGTGTTACCGTCAATGTTTTCTTTCAAGGATACAAAGTTGATTCCGCGCTTGTCGAAATCTTCAACCATTTGGAGTATATCAATAGTGTTCCTGCCCAATCGGCTAATAGATTCTACTACAATGGTATCCCCGGGTTCAGCCCATTTCAACAGTTCCTCCAAACCTTCCCGCTTCTTGGTGGTACCGGTGAACTTCTCCTGAATGAGCTTATCGTAGCCGTGTTCTTCAAGCATATCCAGCTGGCGTGCCAAATCCTGCTGATTGGTGGATACCCTAGCATACGCTATTGTTTTACCCATGTGGTGCGCCCCCTGCCAGTGTGTGATTATCGAGGAACTCCTCTATGGCTTTGTGAACCTCGGTGTAGTAGCAATCCTCTACCTTATCCTCAACGTATGCCAAGAAGTTCTGTAACTCTTGCTTGTCGATTATGATTCTTTCCATGATTATTCTCCCCTTCCCAAAGGAA